AAATCCGTTTTGCTGTCAGCGCTGTCGCTGTACATGCTGATCGGCGACCACGAAGGCGGCGCTGAAGTCGATTGTGTGGCAAGCAAAAAAGACCAGGCGAAGATCGTCTTCAGCGAAGCGAAAAATATGGTATCTCAGTCGCCGGATCTCAGCAGGTACATCCGGAAGCGGAAAACAGATATGTACTCCGACTTCAACTTCGGAGTGTTTCAGCCGTTATCCAGCGACTCGAATACACTGGATGGACTCAACCCGCACTGTGCGGTCATAGATGAGCTGCACAGCATCAAAGACCGCAACCTATATGACGTGGTCAAACAGGCGAATTATGCGCGGAAACAGCCCATCCTGTTCATGATCACCACATCCGGCTTCAACCGGGAGGGCATTTACGACAGCATGTACGCCTATGCCGAGCAGGTCATCAACGGCGATGTGAAGGATGAGCACTTCCTTCCGCTTGTCTACGAACTGGATGAGCAGAGTGAGTGGACGGACCCGAAGGCGTGGGTAAAGGCAAATCCGGGGCTCGGCACGATAAAAGACAAGGAGAAGCTGACCGCCAACGTAGAAAAGGCGAAGACGGATCCTAAGTTCAAGCCGACAGTTTTAACTAAAGATTTCAACTTGAAGAATGTCACGGCAGAGTCCTGGCTGACATGGGAGCAGCTGAACAACACAGCCACGTTCGATATGGAAACTGTCCGCAACACGTATGCCATCGGAGGGTGCGATCTCAGTTCTGTGTACGACTTGACCTGTGCAACGTTGCTGATCCGTAAGGAAGACGACCCGCAGATCTACGTGCTGCAGCATTACTTCCTGCCCAGAGCCCGAGTCGAGGCGCTGGATGAGAAATCCGAGAAAGCATCAGAAGCACCTTATCAGGTGTGGGCTAACCGCGGACTCATGACGCTGTGTGAGGGAGCAATGGTCGATTACAACGATGTCACGGCATGGTTCGCAAAGATGCGTAATGAGTATCAGATAGACCTGTGGAAGCTCGGCTACGACCGCGCAATGGCTGGATATTGGGCGAAACAGATGAGCGATGAGTTTGGCTCCACGGTCATGGAAAAGGTCGCGCAGGGGCCGTTTACATGGTCAGCACCGATGAAGGAACTCGGAGCGATGTTGGCGGACCATATGGTCAATTACAACAACAGTCCGATTCTGAAATGGTGCCTATCAAATACCGGCGTGAAGACGACCGGCTCACTGGATGTCATTACTCCGGTGAAGATCCAGCAGAAGAGACGCATTGATGGACTCGTCAGTCTGCTCAATGCCTATGTGATTTATGTGAAATACCGAGAAGACTATCTCGGGATGGTATAAGGAGGGCTAAAATGTCTATCTTTGACAAGCTATTCGGGAGGAAAACTGTAACGCGAAGCAGTGAGAGACAGAACATCCTCCGATATGACATCAATCAGTACAAGATCAACACATGGAACCGGAAGTCAGTCGACTTGTATCTGATCAGGGCATCCATTGATGCGCTGGCGCGGAACATCGCCAAGATGGAGCTGGATGCAGTCATGTACACAGACCGGGACAGCTCGATTAAAAAGGTCGACCGGTTGTCAGATGTGGCACGGGTGCTGAAGCGTCCGAACCAGTACATGTCGACCTATGACTTTTTATACAAAGTCGCGGCGCTTTATTACGCTTCGAACAACGCATTCATCTGGCCGGAGTATAGAAACGGCAGCCTGTATGCGCTGTGGCCGATCAACTACGAGAACTTCCAACTGTTCGAGTCAGAGCACGGGACACTGATTGTGAAGTTCCGGATGAATTACCGGCACACGTATACGATTCCGTATGATGACTTAATTCATCTCCGGAACCACTTCATCGATGATGACCTTGCCGGCGAACCGAACAGCGCTCTGCTTCCGGTCTGCGAACTGATGAACGCGCAGAACGAAGGCATTGTGAATGGCATCAAAAATTCCGCCATCATCCGGGGCATTCTGAAGTCTGTGAACGTCATCAAAGAGAATGACCTGAAGAAGGCTCGTGACCGGTTCGTGGAAGACAACCTGTCTGCATCGAACAACGGCGGAGTCGTTGTTGTGGATGGTAAGTTTGATTATTCGCCGCTGGAGTCGAAACCGTATGTCATCGACGCTGACACGATGAGTGAGGCGAAGAAGATGGTCTATGACTACTTCGGAGTCAATGAAGGTTTTATAACCAACGAATTTACTTCAGAGCAGTACGAGGCAGTTTATGAAGGACGGCTTGAGCCGTTCGCAATCATGCTGACGCAGGCACTGACACACGGACTGTACACGGCACGGGAGCGTGGTTTTGGCAACGAGATCGAGGCGAACATGTCGAAGGTGAAGTATCAGCCCATCTCGGCTATTACATCGCTCATATCGGCTACAAATCAGCTTGGCCTGTTCCGAAAGAATGAATACAGAGAGATGCTGGGCTATCCTCCGCTGACAGATGAAGAGGGCGGAAACGACATCGTGATCTCTCTCAACTATGTGAATTCTCAGAATCTCGATGAATACCAGGAGGTAGGAAGCAATGAGTGAAAAAGAAGTAAGAATGTTCACCGGGCACCTGGAAGCCCGGCAGGACGAAGAAAGACAGAAGAGCACCATCGAAGGGGTTCCGATTGTATTCAATCAGCGCACGGACCTCGGCTGGTGGGATGAAGTAATTGAAAGCAGTGCACTTGATAAGACGGACCTGAGAGATGTCCGTCTTTTAGTTAACCATGACACCAGTCAGCTGCCGCTTGCACGTTCCAGAAACAACAACGCGAACAGCACAATGCAGCTGACAGTGGAGGAAGACGGCCTCCACATCCGCGCGGATCTGGATGTAGAAAACAATCCGAGAGCCGCTGAAGTGTTATCTGCGGTGAACCGGCAGGATGTTACCGGTATGTCCTTCATGTTCACCGTTGATAAAGATTCCTGGGAAGACCTCGAAAGCGATCATCCGACCAGACACATCGAGTCGATTGGAAAAGTGTTTGAAGCTTCCGTGGTTACTTTTCCCGCCTATGAGCAGACCTCTGTAATTGCAAGATCACTGGAGAGTGTGAAGGCAACGCTGGACAGCGAAAAAGAAGCACTGGAGAGTGCGAGAAAGACAGAAGAACTGCGCAAGGCTCTGATTGAAAGGAGTGCAAATTTATGCAGAAAAGACTGATTGAAATTGAGCAGGAACTGTCTCAGATCGAGACCCGTTCCGGCGAGATCAACACAGCAGTCAAGACTGCCGAGCATGACGAGCTGGAGAAGTTGAACGCTGAAGTCACAAAGATGGAACAGCGCAAGGCTACACTGCTCGCAGAGAAGGCAGAACTGGAGGCAAAGGAAGAAGAAGCTCGTTCCTTTGACGAATCCAAAGCAACAGAAATTGAGCTTCCAAAGGCTGTAATGCCTAAACAGGAGGAAAGAAAAATGTTTGATATCAATACTGTCGAATATCGTAACGCTTGGGTAAAGCGTCTCATTGGCCGTGAAATGAGCGAAGAAGAACGCGCTGCTCTCAGCGGCGCTGGTGCCGTTATCCCGACCATGACAGTCAACGCTGTCTGGGATAAGCTTGTAAAACCGGCAGAACTGCTTGGAAAAGTTGATGTTTCTCAGTTCCCGACATATGTACGTTTCCCGCGTGCAACAACCAACAATGCAGCTACAAGTCAGGCTGTTGGCGGCACAATCACAGAATCCAGTGATGCTGTCGGCTATATCGACCTCGTACCGAATGAGTACGTTAAGCTCCTGACTGTTGGCGCTGACATCGATCATATGGCTATTGAAGCCGTTCATGACTGGATCGTTAACAATCTGGTCAGCAACATCCGCTATGCGATCAACAAGGACATCCTCGTTGGAACTGGCACAAACTCTCTCAAGGGCATCACTGTTTCTGTGGCTGCTAACGCAACTGCTCTTCCTGCTACTGTCACAAAGGCTTCCATCCTGAAGATCATGGCAGCTCTGGACGGAAACTATCAGGAAGGCGCTGTATGGATCATGACTCCGAAGATGTTCTTCGAGGACATCATGAGCCTGACAGCTCTGAACGACTATGTCATTCAGAACGGCTTCGGCTACAAGCTCTTCGGTCATGATGTAGTTCTCATGTCTGAAGCTCTTGTTTCTGCTAAGGAAACAATCTTCTACGGCGATCCGAAGGCTTACAAGGTCAACATCTTCAAGACTCTTGAAGTAAAGCCGTTCGAAACTGCGACCACCACAAACCTGCAGTTCCGCGGTGCCACAATGGCTGACGGCGAACTGATCGACACAAATGCATTCGTTCGCTTCGCACAGGCTTAATTGCGTCTGAACTGAGGGGCAGGGCTTCCTGCCTCTCTTATATTCAAAGGAGGGCAATAGATTGGAACAGGATGTATTGATTAATAAGACGAAGGCTGCGCTCAGAGTATCGACCACGGATCCGGACATCGATGCGGAGGTGACAGATCTCGTGAAGGAAGCACTCGAAGAATTGCGCAGATCTGTTCGCTTCATCGACTCCGATGATCCGCTGATCCTCCAGGCAGTTAAGAGCTATGCAAAGGCTCATTATGGGTATGAC